TCGTCGTGTCATGCCAACCGTTATCGCTAACGAATTGGTAGGCGTTCAGCCAATGACAGGACCAGTTGGTCAAATTCACACTCTACGTGTTCGTTATGCTAACAGCTTGACAGACAACAGTGCAGCCCAAACTAGCGTAACGGCTGGTCAAGAAGCATTGAGTCCATTCTTGATTGCACAAGCATATTCACGCACTCCAGGTGGTACTGATACAACTAGTTACTACACAGGTAACGACACTGCTGCCCTAGAAGGCAACGGTGGTAAGCAGATTTCTGTTCAGATTCTACGTCAAGCTGTTGAAGCTAAATCACGTAAGTTGCAAGCACGTTGGACATTTGAGGCAGCACAAGATGCTCAGTCTCAACATGGTATTGACGTTGAAGCAGAAATCATGGCCGCTCTTGCACAAGAGATTACTGCTGAGATTGACCAAGAGATTCTATTGTCATTACGTACTCTAGCATCTACTGAGTATACATTCAACCAAGCTACTGTATCAGGTACAGCTACTTACGTTGGTGACGAACACGCTGCCTTAGCTGTTCTAATCAATCGTGTTGCTAACTTGATCGCCCAACGTACACGTCGTGGCGCAGGCAACTGGGCTGTTGTTTCTTCTGCGGCATTGACAGTATTGCAATCTGCAACTACTTCAGCTTTTGCTCGTACAACAGAAGGTACTTTTGAAGCTCCAACTAACACTAAGTTCGTTGGTACATTGAACGGCGCTATGCGTGTGTTCGTTGACAGTTATGCTCCTGATACTACACCAGTATTGGTTGGCTATAAAGGTTCTAGCGAAACTGACGCGGCAGCATTCTATTGCCCATACATTCCATTGATGAGCAGTGGAGTTGTATTGGATCCATCAACATTCGAACCAGTAGTGTCATTTATGACTCGCTACGGGTACATAGAGCTTACTAATACTGCAAGTTCTTTCGGTAATGCTGCCGACTACGTAGGAGAGATAGCCGTTCAGAACCTCACATTTCAGTGAAATTCAGAACGCATTAATATCGTTACAGATATTATCAAAACAAAAAACGCACTTAGGTGCGTTTTTTTACCTCAATAAAAAATAGGTGATGTTGCAGTACAAATAAATATTATTATGAGAGAAATAAACAAAGTAAAACCTTACACCTATCTTGTGAAACATAAAACAACAGGTAAAGTATATTACGGAAGTAGATGTAAAAACTTTACCACACTGAACAGAACTCCTGAAGAAGATTTTTGGAAACATTATACAACTAGTAGTGTAAATATCAATAATATTATCAAAGATGAGGGTAAAGAAGCCTTTGAATATGAAATACGCAGAACATTTGACACAGTGGAAGAAATGGCGGAATGGGAAACAAGAGTATTAACTCGTAGTCGTGTATTAGAACGACAGGATAAATGGTTGAATGGAAACATAGCCGGTAAAAAAATACTTACTGAAGCAGGTGCTAAAAAGATTAGTGAAACACATAAAGATAAACCTAAAACAGAAAAACATAAAGACAAAATTAGTAAGTCAAATATTGGTAAGAACAAAGGAAGAGTCCAGACCGAAGAACACCGTAGATTAAATTCAGAAGCTAATAGCGGTAAAAATAATCCTATGTATGGACCTTGCTCACCTGAAAGGGCCGCAAATATTAGTGCTGCCAAAAAAGGTAAACCGGCGCCTAACAAAGGTGTGTCAATGAGTGAAAACCAAAAACAAAAAATAAGAGAAACTAAAGAAAAAAATAAAGTAGTGTTGACTTGTGTAGTGTGCGGTAAATTTATGAGAGAATCAAATTTTAAACAATATGGGCATGGACCCAATTGTCAGCAACAGCGTGAATATGTTTATCCAAAATAGTTGACAATAACAGTAATAAGTGTTATTATGACTACTGATTAACAACCGTATTATAGAATGAAAAAACAAGTCACATATGAAATGATTACCCCAGTGCTTATTCAGTTTGAAAAGTTAGAATGGGTGCATCCTGAAATCGAAAATGTATTGAAATGGGAAATTGATGGAATTAATCCTGGTAAATGGTCATACGACGGACTAACTAGAATTTACATTGAAAACGACAAAAAACAACACGCCTACTTAGTAGTATTATCAAAAGACTTAGAAGATGATAAAATTCCAATGTCGCACGTACTAATGCAACTTGAAGTGTTATTATTTGATGATACATGGATGCCAGGAGAAAAACAGTTTTGCTTTACTAAGTTTGGTAAAGCCCTACATAAGTCATTCGGTTATGGTAAAGGTACACACATAACATTTGCATCACCTGATGTAGGTATTCAAAATAAGAACGGTGCATACAGTTGGAGTTCATAAATTTATAGCTACAACTTGGTGGCAAAAAGCGTAAACTAGCATAAATACAATATCTCAACGGGATGGGAAGTTACAATCAAGCACTATTCGTAGTGCTTTTTTGTTGGACAAAAATCTCTTACACATATAGTAATAGCTAATTCGTAGACTATGTTTTTTTGCTAAATAATATTAAGGATAAAAAATAATATGCCAATAGTATTTGAAGGTGTAACAATATCAGGTGGAATTAGTATTGTGCCAACCGTTGTGGTTAGTGGTAATAAGGCTATTTTTGGATATGGGTCCACTAACAGTGCCGCCGCCGGAGCGTTATCAATAACAAATCTAGTATCAAATACAGGTGTAGTGGCTAATGATACAGCAGGTGTTGGCACTGTTAAATATGGATTAGCAGCCACAGGTTACGGTACAGATAAAGGTATCTTTGGTTATGGACTAAATTCATCAACCGCTGTAATATCACTAACTAACAAAGTATCAAACACCGGCGTAGTTGCTGATGATACTGCCGGTGTAGGTACTGCTAGATTTGGATTGGCGGCTGCAGGCTATGGCACTGATAAAGCTATATTTGGATATGGGTATATATTTGGGCCAGATATTAACACATCAATCACTAATAAAGTATCAAACACAGGTGTAGTTGCTACTGATACTGCGGGTGTAGGTACTGCTAGATTGCAATTAGCGGCCGCAACTTATGGAACAGATAAAGCTATATTTGGTTACGGAAATCAAAGCGGTGTTGGTGCTCAATCAATAACCAACTTAGTATCAAATACTGGCGTAGTAGCGACTGATACAACAGGTGTGGGTTCTGCTAGATGGTTACTGGCAGCCGCAGGCTATGGCACAGATAAAGCTATATTTGGTTATGGAAATAAAAGCGATGTTGGTTTAGTATCAATAACCAACTTAGTATCAAATACTGGCGTAGTAGCGACTGATACAACAGGTGTGGGTTCTGCTAGATTACAGTTAGCAGCCGCAACTTATGGTAATGATAAAGCTATATTTGGATATGGGCCCAATGGTGTTATCTTTACAGCAATAACCAACCTAGTATCAAACACCGGTGTAGTTGCATCTGATACAGCTGGCGTTGGTACTGCTCGCGGATTGCTAGGTGCCGCATCCTATGGTTAAAAACACTAACAAGCTACTTATAAAGTATAGTCAGTATCAACCGTAATATCTAATATACTTTTACGTTTTTCTTTTAACTTCTTTTGATACACTCTATTACAGTTAGCACATAGAGTTTTCAAATTAGTTTTCTCTTTGTTTTTTTTATTACCATCTTTATACACAACATCTAGTTGACATTTATCTTCTGGAACAAATCCACACTTCTCACATTTGTTCTTTTTATGTAATAGATACCCGTGTTTTGGATTATATGCGGCTTTACTGCATTCAACACAGTACCTATGCCATTTGGTAAATCCGTGTTTACTAGTACCATTATTTTTTGCTAATGATACTTTACAGTTTTCACATAGTGGTCTTGGTGGTTGTCTAGTAAGCATGTTGTATTTAGAAAAAAGATCTCCAGGGTGCTTTTTTCATACAAGTTAACCATCAAAAAAAGATAAATATATTATAATAATTATTCAGGATACTACATGGCAGCAGACGAATTCAATTCATTAGGTGGATACTCAGTAGGTATACCACCCGTTCCTGTAATTGATGCCAATGGGAATGTAGTTACAAACGTATTAGTTACTACGGGTAATGTTAGTGCGGCCAATGTTTATGCCGCAAACTATTATTATGCCAATGGTAGACCGTTTAATGCAGGTGGTAATCCATACGGTCCAAACAATAGTTTACAATACAATAATAATGGTACATTTGATGGTAGTGCAAATCTTATATTTGATAATACTACACAGTTATTAAGCGTTCCTAGTATAAATATATCCGGTTTAAGTAATTTAGGTCCTGTAGGCAATATCACTATAACAGGTGGAGGTTCGGGATATCTATTAACAACTGACGGTAATGGCATATTAAATTGGCAACCACCTGGTAGTGGCTCTGCAATTAGTAATGGTCAAAGTAATGTAAGTATAGATGAATATAGCGGAAACATAACAGCCGGAGTAAACGGTGTTGCAAACGTTGTAGTAATTACTAGTAATAGTTTATCAGTTAATGGTAATGTTACAGCTATAAATTT